CTTGTTGGGTAAGGGACACCGCTTTAGTGGTAAACAAGCGAGACCAAGCTTACAACAAAGCAATGATCTCTTCAATAAGCATTTCAAATGGAATGTTCGACACAAGAATACCGGGAATGAAAGGATATAAGCAAGTTCAAGATTCATTCTCCCCAAATAAACATAAGGATTCACAGGCTAGTATACAATTAAAGTATCCAGCACTGTTAAAGGGATAAGACAATGGCAGAACCAAAAAACCCAAGAAATACCGCATCACCGCTTTATAAAATGCTAACCAGATTGTTTTCTGGTCCCATTGTAAACCATGATGCCCAAAAACAAAGTAAATTCAAGCGTTCACAGCTTGACAAATACGGCACAAAGTTTACTTCGCTTTCTGGAAAACAGTTTAAGAAATCTTCTTACAACGTTTACGATAACTATAGTGCAAAGTATTATTCGGCGCAAAATAGACTAGAACGTTACCTTGACTTTGAACAAATGGAATACACACCAGAGATTGCTTCAACTCTGGACATTTACGCTGATGAGATGACCACATTCTCTGATTTGCAGCCGATGCTTCATATTCTCTGTCATAATGATGAGATTCGTTCAACAATCCGAACGCTTCTTTATGAAGTTTTGGGTGTTGAATATAATCTTTATGGTTGGACAAGGGGAATGTGTAAGAACGGAGATTATTATCTTTACCTTGACGTAGATGAAAAAATAGGAATTAAATCTGTTCTGGCTTTGCCCCCTCAAGAGATCGAAAGACTAGAGGGAGAAGATAAAACAAACCCCAACTACATTCAATATCAATGGAATTCTGGTGGAATGACATTTGAGAACTGGCAAGTGGCTAACTTTCGTATTTTGGGCAACGACAAGTATGCTCCATACGGAACATCCGTGCTAGAACCCGCTCGTAGAATCTGGCGTCAACTTACCCTTCTAGAAGACGCAATGATGGCTTACCGCATTGTTCGTTCGCCCGAGAGAAGAATTTTTTATATTGACGTTGGCAACATTGCCCCTGAAGATGTAGAACAATACATGGAGCGAGTCAAGACCACTCTAAAAAGAAATCAGGTTCTTGACCCCGACACAGGTCGCGTTGACCTCCGTTACAACCCAATGTCCATCGATGAGGATTATTACATTCCTGTTCGTGGTGGACAAAGTTCTCGTATCGAGAATCTTCCCGGTGGTGCATTCACAGGCGACATTGACGACGTGAACTACCTCCGCGATAAACTCTTTTCAGCCCTAAAGATCCCCCGTTCTTACTTGGCTCGTGGAGAAGGCGCGGAGGAAGATAAAACAACTCTAGCCCAGAAAGACATTCGCTTTGCTAGAACAATCCAAAGGCTACAGCGTTCAGTTGTTTCTGAGTTGGAAAAGATTTGTTTGGTTCACCTTTATGTTTTGGGATACAGAGGCGAAGACCTTTTGTCCTTCAAGCTCAAGCTAAACAACCCAAGCAAGATTGCCGAACTACAAGAGCTAGAGCATTGGGAGAAGAAGTTCTCTGTTGCATCAGCCGCAACGGAAGGGTATGTTTCTCGACGTTGGATTGCCACACGTCTATTCAATATGACCGACGAGGAGTTCATCAAAAATGAAGAGGAAATGTTCTATGATGCGAAGTTCAGGGCGGCGATGGAAGCCGCTGGTCAAGCCCCTGAAGAGGGCGCTGGCGAAGGTGGGTTGGACCTCGGCGGCGAGGATGACCTTGACTTGGGCGGCGAAGATGAACTCGACCTTGGTGGAGAAGAAGAAGCCGGTGGAGAAGACGAAGGTCCGCTCTTGGCAACGCCAGATGAAACGGAACTTACGGAAGCCGATAAAGAAACAACTCACTACACCTTTGACGACGGAATGACAACCACCAGCAAATCTAAGGGAAAGATGTATAAACCTGTAAAGGTAGACCGTAGAAAAGACGGCGCAAAGAAGCGTCACAATTCTGCTCTCGCAAGCCCTGTCGGTGGTCAACGCACCACCAAACGCGCCACAGGTGCAGAAGAGTTAGGTAAACTTGCCAAGGGCTATGTTTTTGCTGAGAATAAAACTATTTACGAAGGAGAGGAATCAAAGATTTTTAACTCCAGTAGAGAAATCGAAAAACTAATAGAAAGTTTGGAGAAGGTGAATGAAAGCAAGACACAATAAAAAAAGAAACACAGCATTCTTGTTTGAGGCTCTGGTTCGTGAAATGACCAAAGCAGCAGTACGCGGAGACAACAAGAAAAAAGCAAAGATTTTGGGCGTTATAAAAGAACACTTCGCCAAAGGTTCACCTCTTTACAAAGAACTACAGGTATACAAAAGCATTTACGAAACAAAAGAAGTAGACCAGTTTACCGCTACAAAGATTATTGTTGAGTGCCGTAATGAGTATCGCACTCTAGATAAAAAAGAATTATTCAAGAGACAATCATTTCTTATCTCCGAGGTAAACAAAACAATCTCACCAAGGGTTTACAACAACTTTGTTCCAAACTATAGAATGCTTGCTACAATCGCACAGTTATTCAATGACGATACCCCCGCAAAGTCAAGAGTTTTATTGGAAAACAACTTGGTTTCTAATATGACTTCAGTAACCAAAGAAATAAAACAAAAGAAAGGGGTTGACGATTTTACCTTTGGACAGTATGTAAAGGTCTTCAACAAAGAATATTCCTCACTACTCTCAGAACAAAAGAAAGTTCTCAGTTTGTTTATCAACGATAAAACACAAATGATGGTTTATCTAAACGAGGAAATCGGCAGATTGCGTCAGGCGCTTAATGAAGGCTTGAACGTAGAAGAAATCAAAGAAGACAAACTAATGTCCGAGAACACAAAAAAGATTATTTCGATTCTCGATGAAATGAAAAATAACAAGCCAACTGAAGAAACAATCATAGAAGTCATGAAGATTCAAAAGTTGGTTAGCGAGATTCAATCCAATGACGATTAAAATAAAAGTCGGACGACAAGCCGAGAAACAAAAAGTTACAAGAAAGATTCCCGTAAAAAAAGCTTTGGACGGAAGTCTTCTTTTCTTTTCACACCCTCACATAAACATTTCAGTGAGCGGAGATAAAAAGACAGTTCTAACTTTTGCGAAGGACGGCAACTACACTGACGATGCTTATGCAGCTATGAAGCGTCTACTCAATTATTTAGCAGAGTCAGGATTGGTTTCATTCAACTCAATACAGGGTGGCAACATTTACGCTTCTCTGCAAGCCGCACTTTTACAGCCAAAAGAAGAAAGGTCATTACTACAACTTGTAACCTTTCACATTGGTGAGTTCCTAGAAAAAGAATCCTTAGAAGTATACGACGAGTATTATCAGGACGAATACGAAGAATATCTCCTTGACCCACCGTTAGAAGATTCTACCGAGTTGGGTGAAGTTCCTCAAGAGGAAGACAAAGGAGTTCTTGATAAGAAAACTCAAGTCACACCACTTGTTTACAGACTATAATGGAACTTATAATATTTATTTTAGTAGCCTATGGGCTTACTCAGATCCTTGTATATGGATCAATTCTAAATTCAATCAGACCAAAAGAAGGTAGTTTAGGAGAACTCTTCCAATGCTCGATGTGTATGGGCTTCTGGGTTGGCGTTTTCCTTTGCGTCATTTCTCCCTTTACACCACTATTTACATTTGAACCAAACTTCATAACACCTATTTTATTAGGTGGTTTAAGTTCTGGAACAAGTTATGTTTTATGTCAAGTATTTGACGATGAAGGAATAAAAATAAAATGGACAAAGTAAAACTACAAGAAATGGTTAAAGAAGAGGTTCAAAACCTTCTTAGTGAAGCAAGAGATGATAGAAGTCCTGCTCAGAAACTCCAAAGCGTAATTCGACGTTTAAACGCCGTGGGTAATGCATACTTTCGACACCTCGCAGCCGAACTTCAAGAAATTTCAGACGAACTGGAAGGTCGATAATGAAGAACATAAACATTTGGGTAGATAATCACTGGATGCTTCGCCCTCCAACCAACTGCTGTAAGGGATCTTAGCTATGTCAAAGAAACAAGTATTAATTGAATATTTTCAACTTGAAGCGCTGAATGAAGCCAAACGTGCTGACGATGGTTTTGTTTACCTAAAAGGTCTTCTTCAACACGCCAACAAAAAGAATGGCAACGGTAGAGTTTACCCGCCTCGCGCTCTTGCAAGAGAAGTCGAGAATTACCAAAAGATTGTTCGCGAGCGCAGAGCCTACGGAGAACTCGACCACCCCGACACATCAGTCGTAGAACTAAAAAACGCATCACACCTTATTACTGAAATCCATATGGATGGCGATGCAGTTTACGGAACACTAAAACTACTCAACACCCCAGCAGGAAAGATTGCACAGCAACTCGTCCTAGACGGCGGTTCTTTGGGTATCTCCTCCCGTGGCTTAGGCTCAACTCGTCAAGAGCGTGGACTAACTATGGTAGAGGATGACTTTACACTTATTTGCTTTGACCTTGTTTCAGAGGCATCCACCCCCGGTGCTTACCTTATGAAAGAAGCAAAGGAAAGAGAAATCTTTGGCAAGGCTGATAGAATCAACCGCGCCCTCAATGACATTCTTGTCGGAAGAAAATAAATGAACAAGAACCAACTAAGAGAAATAATCAAAGAAGAAATACAAGCAGTCGTCACTGAAGGTATTATGGATGATATTCAGGCAACTTGGGATTCTTTGAACATTCCCGGTCCATTAGTTGCTCTTCTAGATAAAACCGAGCCAATGAACAAAAAGGTAAACGATTGGTTTAAGAAGAATATGGGCAATCCAGTTGTAAGAATGCTATACAAAGTTTTAATGTCAACTGATTTTGGGATGACGCCAGATATGTATCGTCTAGACAAAAAATTTGAGAAGGGTGAGTTGAACGAAGATGGACACACAGATGTTCCAAGCGCACGTCGTCAAGCAAAACTCGCCATCGAGGATAGCCAAGACATTTTACAACACCTAGAAGGTTTCAGCCCAGAGCAGGGTCTTCCTTCTTGGTGGATGAAGAAAGTAGCTTTGGCTTCTGCTTATCTCAACAGCGCAAGAGATTACCTACTCACAAGCGGTGAACCTATGAACGAAATGGACGCTGGCGAGCAAAGAAGAAAGTGCGCTCGTTTGAAGCAATCACACGAGAGAGCAAGCTATGGTGCCCTCACAGACCCAACGGGTTATGATGTCATCGAGATGCAAAAGATTGAAAAAATAGCAGCAAAGTTTGACTGCGATTGGTTGAGAGAACTATGAAGAAACAAGACCTAAAAAAACTTATCAAACCTATTATCAAAGAGTGCATCCACGAAGTTATTATCGAGGAAGGTAT